TATAATAAGAGAAGAACATAGTGGAGAAAAAGGATTTGATTTAGAACTTTATGTATGGGGAATGAATAATTATTCTGAACCTACGCCTTCATCAAAATCATATACTCTTGAATGTATTACAAAGCACGGTTATTTAAGCCCATCTAAATTATTAGATAAACCTTTTGATAATACTACAGGTAAATTAATTAAAAGTATTATTGAAACACATTTAGATTCTAAAGTTGATGTAAGATGTTCCACAAATAAAGTTGTCAAAGGTATATATCCTAATGTCTCTCCTTTATATGCTATATCCTGGTTATTAAGAAATTCTAATGATAATGGTACACCTTGTTATCTGTTTGAAACAGCTGAAGAAGGAATAATCTTAACATCTTTTAATGAAATATTAAAACAAGATGTATATCATAAATATAATAGACATCCTTTTTTTAAAGAAACTCTTCATCACAAAGATGAAAAAGGAGTTTTTGAAGAAGAAAGAGCTAAAATTATAAAGTTTGTTAATTTAGGTAACGCTGGTAAATTTGAATCTGCAGAAAAAGGATTATTTGGTAGTGTAATGAATAAAGTAGACATTGCAACTAAAACCAGAAGTGTTAAAAAATTTACGTATGATGAATTAAATGCTAATAAATTAAATGGACAAGAATCTGTAAATGAAATTATGAAACTTGGAAAAAAATTCTTAAAAGAATTTAAAGAGTATAAACAACATTACGTATCTGAAAATTCATTAGCATTTGGTAAAAATAAAAATACTTATCATGATGCTGTAGGTGAAAAACAATTATTAAAAAGTAATGCACATAAAAATAATTTAAATATTACTGAATTAACAATTAGATTACCAGGTGATTTTAATTTTGCACCAGGTAAAATCATAGAATTAGAAATATTAAGGCAAGCAGATATATCAGAAGAGTTAGATGAAGGTAGAGATTATATTGACGAAGAGTTAAGTGGAAAGTATTTAGTATCAAGTTGTATACATCAATTTACTAAAGATGGCTATTTTATACAAACAAAAATTAAAAAAGATTCATTTATAGTAAAACAGGTTCCAAGTTATAGGTAGAAAAATGGAAGATATGTTTAATAGAAAAGATGACCAATTTAAAAATGGTTTATTTACTTGGTTTATTGGTTCAATATGCGATATTGACGACCCATTAAAATTAAATAGAGTAAAAGTATGTGCTTATGGATATTATGATGGAGTAGAAAATCATGACGATTTACCTTGGGCTACTGTTATGATGCCAGTCACATCAGCATCTATAAAAGGAAATGGTGGTAATCATCATTTAGAGGTAGGTTCATGGGTTGTAGGATTTTTTAGAGATGGACCATCAGCTCAAGACCCTATTGTAATGGGTTCAATTGCGACTCAAACTGAAGGTGTACAAGACATACCAAGTCAATCTTCAGTAGATAATAAAGTTTATAAATCAAAAGCTGGTCATTTAATTGAGATTGATAATAAAGACGGTAAAGAAGAAATAAGAATTACTCACGGCAAAAAAGATTCTCATATTGAAATGAAGAGCGATGGTACTATAGAAATAAAATCAGTCTTAAAAACTAGAATATTATAATGACAGCTCCAACTATTCAAGTTCCGCCATTAGAATGCCCGGATGTTTTATTACCTACCCCAGCTAATTTAGCTAATTTATTTAAAGGTATTATTACACAAATATATCGATATCCTATTGATGAGTTTGAAGAGTTAAAAGAAGAATTAGAAAAAATAAGGAAAGATATATTAGATATATACGACCCTAAGTTTGAAAAGATTGAAATCCCAGAGCTTGAATGGGAAATAATTATTACTCGTTTATCTGCTGAATATCCAATGTATGTTCAACAGAAAATATTAGAACTTATCGATACTTTATTTCCTATTAATTTTAATATCACAGTACTTGGTATTACATTTGATATATTAGAATTCTTAGCTAATCCTTCTAGTGTTTTAGATAATTTAGAATTAGAAGAAATTGATAGTGTATATGATTTAATACCAGATGAATATAAAGTATGGGAAAAGTTTGATACAGCAGATTTTAAAAAAGAATCAATAAGACATTATTTACGTTCTGAAGTAGCAAAGAAAATGAATTTATTATTATCAGGCGGATTTGCAGGTCTTATAGATTTATTTGATGAAATATGGGATGCACTTGGTTTACCATCATTCCCTGGTTTACAAGATATAGATTTAGAAGCTTTAATAAGAGATAAAACATTAGAAGAATTAGAGGCTGTACAAATATTTGGATTTAGTTTATTAGATTTACTAGGTGGCGATTTTGATGATAATGTTGAAATACCAGAGTTTCAAAAAGAAAGATTATTAAAAAGAGCAAGAGAGTTTGCAGAGGAATGGCAAACATATTTAATAAAAGAATGGATTAATACAGTTGCTAAATTCTTTAAAGCAATAGGATTAGGTGCTGTTGTTGATTTACTTGTATTTGATTTTTGTGATTTCTTAACACTTATAGGATTTCCAAAAACAATCAATTTGCCAGATTCAATACAAACAGTAGTATCTGAAACAATTAATCCATTGAGTAATGAATCATTTACATTAAATACAGATGATGTAGATAGATTTAATTTAGAAGAAGGACAAACAATTATATCTGGAAGCTTTGCTGGTAAAAAAGTATTTAGAAGTAGTAATGTAGGAGCACTATTTACTGATTATGTAGTACATCCATCAGGCAATATAATATTAAATAGCCCAGCTAATGCAAACGAACAACTAATAATAGTATAAATAGTATTATGGCAGGAATATATACAGGCGACAAGCAAATATCGGGAGATTTAGAACAAGCAAAGATTGTTTCTAAAAAGAAACCACATCGTGATTTAGATTTGTCATTAAAGATACATCCAATACGTAAAGATATTATACCTTTAAAAGATGATGCTGCTATAAAAAACGCAATAAGAAATTTACTCGTAACTAATTTTTATGAGAGACCATTTCAAGACGATTTAGGCGCTAATTTAAGAGGATTACTTTTTGAACCAGCTGGTGTATTAACTAATATACAATTAAGAGATAATATTAGATTTTGTATAGAAAAGTATGAACCAAGAGTAAGTGTAAATAGTATTGATATAACAGATGTGGTCGATGAAAATAGATATATTATAAAAGTAATTTTCACTATAAAAGAATTTAGCACTAAAGACAGTGTAGAAATGGTATTAAGAAGGTTAAGATAAAATGGCAACAAATTTAAACGTCACAGAACTAGATTTTGCAGATATAAAAAATAATCTCAAAAACTTTTTAAAACAACAATCAGAATTTAATGATTATGATTTTGATGGCTCAGGATTAAATATATTATTAGATATATTAGCTTATAATACTCATTATAATGCTTTGAATGCTCATTACTCATTAAATGAATCATTCTTAGACTCAGCTCAAATAAGAGGAAACGTAGTCACAAGAGCAAAACTATTAGGTTATACACCAAGGTCTGTTTTATCTCCAAGAGCTACTGTAAATATTACAGTCACAGCACCAGATACTTTTAGTGGTACATTAAATACTACTTTAACATTACCAAGAGGAACAAAACTCACAACACAAATTACTGGTGATGAATTCCAATATGTAGTATTAGAAACTCAAACTGCTACACTAGTTGGTAGAACATATACATTTAATAATGTTGTTATAGTTGAAGGTGATTCAAGAGAATTAAAATATAGAGTTGATAATGATATAGAAAATCAGAAATTTCAACTTTCAGATTTCGATGCAGACACGAGTACGTTACGCGTACGTGTACAGGAAAATGAAGAATCTACTGGGAGTGATTTATATACTAAATTTGAAACACTCAGAGGAGTAGATTCTACATCAAAGGTTTATTACTTACAAGAAAATCCAAGTGGATATTATGAAATATATTTCGGAGATGGAGTCACTGGATTCAAACCATCAAATAATAATATTGTTACGATTGATTATGTGACAACAAAGGGTGTTGAAAGTAATGGTGCTAATGCATTTAGTTTAGTAGATAATCTTTTATCTGGAACAACTCAAGCTGTCACATTAGTTTCAGCTGCAGCTGGAGGAGCAGAGGCTGAAACTCTTGAATCAATAAGATTTAACGCACCACTTACTTTTATAGCTCAAAACAGAGCTGTCACATCTGATGATTATGCATCAATAATTAAAAAGGAATTTAGTAATATTGATTCAATATCAACATGGGGCGGTGAAGATAACGACCCACCTGATTATGGTAAAGTTTATATAGCAATTAAACCTTTATTAGCAGATACATTAACAACTGCAGAAAAAACAGATATTACTGGTGCTATATTAAAAGGTAAAAATGTTGTTTCAATTACACCAGAAATTGTTGACCCTAACTTTACTAATTTAGAATTAGATGTATTTTTTAAATATAATCCAAACTTAACTGATAGAAGTTCTGTTGAATTATCATCAGTTGTAAGAGATACTATAACAGATTATAATTTTAATAATTTAAATAAATTCGACGGTGTGTTTAGACACTCACAATTAACAAGAGCAATAGATAATTGTGACCCATCAATACTAAATACTATAGTACGTCCAAGAATGTTTCAAAATATTACACCTGTAAATAATGCAGATAATAACTTTGATTTAACATTCTCATCTCCATTCTTTCAATCAGGAGATTCTAAAAAGTTTTTACTTACATCAAGTGCATTTAAAATAAATAACGTTGACCATTTCTTTGGTGATGAACCAATTGCTGGTTCTACAAAAAGGAATGTTATTGTTTATAAAGTAGTTAATCAAGTTAACACAACTGTAATTGCAGATGCTGGCGAAATAGATGTAGATAATGGTAAAATAACTCTCAATAAATTTAGACCAGATACAACTGATGTTATTAAAATTACTGTGGTACCTAATTCATTAGACTTAGCTCCAAAAAGAGACCAATTAATATCTATTGATAATAGTTCTGTAATAATTACTCCAGAAATAGATACAATTGCAACATCTGGTTCAGCTGGTTCTATTAATTATTCAACAACATCAAGATTTAAAAGCTAATGGGAAATAAAAAGACATTGACACCTGGTGCGATTGAACTCGAACAAGGTACTTTATATTCTACAAAAGAGGATATACGTCTTGACCAAATAATACCATCTGAAATAATAGAAAATAAAGATAAGCTTGATAAATTTTTAAAAGCTTATTATACATTCATGAACATGGATGAATTTATTTATCAGGAAACAGGTACTTTTTCTGATGTTGTACAAAATGGCTTAGCTCAATTTAGAATTGCTGACCCAAATAACGAAAATAATAAATTTTTTACCGATGAATCTGGAGCAAGTTCAACTCTTGTATTAACAAGTCCTACAGGAACTACAACAAATATAACTTTAACAGCTATCAATGTAGCAATTACTAATGGTAATGAATTACCTGGTACACTTGCAACATCAACTTCTGAAGTTGGTAAAACATTTACTGTTAATGGCTTATCAGCTTATAATGGACATACAGCTAAATTAACAACAATACAAAAGAATTGGGTTGGTCCAGGACCATCATATGTAATGAATACTATAGAATCAGCTATGGATATTGATACTAATGATGAGGGTTATTTAGAATTAATGCAAAAAGAAATTGCTGCTACAATTCCAAGAGGAGTGACCGTAGATAAGAGAACTCTTTATAAACAAATTATAGATTTTTATAGATTAAGAGGTTCATCAGATTCTATTGAAATATTCTTTAAAATATTATTTAATGATTTTGCTGAAGTAGAGTTCCCATACGATAAAGTATTAATACCTTCATCAGGTAATTGGGATATCAATAATAATTTAACAAGAGGTGGACAATATTTAGATAATAAAGGATTCTTATCTGATAGTATTAAAATACAAGATAGTTTAAAGTTTCAAAAGTTTTCATATTTAATTAAGACAGGTAAAAATTTATCTGATTGGGAATTATCATTTGATAGATTGGTTCACCCAGCTGGATTTGTATACTTTGCTGAAATTTTAATATTCTTACAATTAACAAAAGCTGTATTAGGTGAAGATGAATTCGATACTGATACATTGAGAAATGATTTATTACCTCTTGCAATAAGAAAAGTTTTATCAGCAATACCTACAAGACAACCTGGTATTGTTGGACCAGAAGATGTACCATTACTTGTAGAAATGTTTGTATCAACATTTTTACCAACAACAATTGCTAAAATTGGAAAGTCTGGAACAATATCACTAGGTTTAAAAAATGGTGTTATTAATACAACAACAATAGTAAGTGGTGGAAGTGGTTATACTGCTGTTCCAGTTGTTTCAGCTACAGATTCTGGTACTCCATCAGGATTTACAGCCGCTTCATTTACAGCGACTTTAACAAATGGTACAGTATCAGCAATTACAATTAATGATGGTGGAAAAGATTATAATGTTCCAAACTTAACAATTGCTGCTCCAACAGCTATTGAATTTGATGGTAGTGATGATGAAGTATTAGGAACAGGTATTGTAAATATTAACGACAATACAATTAAACTTACATCTGCTCAACAAGCTGCTTTACCAGTTGATTCTATTGTCACATATAATTCTGGTGGAGGAACCTCAATTGGTGGATTAACATCAGGTACACAATATAAAATACATACATCAGGAAGTAATAAAGTAAAACTAAAAACAATGAGTGGCTCTGCAGAAATAGATATTACAAGCGTAGGTACTGGAACAAGCCATACACTTACAGGTACAACTGCAACAGGTACAGCAACTTCTCAAAATGGAATCTTAGAATCTGTTTCAATACAAGAACCAGGATTTGGTTATATTAGCGCACCAACAATATCATTTAGTGGAACAGCTATAAGTGGTTTAACAGGAACTGCTCCATCAGTAACAATAGGAATTGATTCAAAAGGTAGATTAGATAGCGATGCTATTACAATTAACTCTAATGGTTCAAATTGGTCAAACTTATTTGGGTCTGTTCAAGCAAATCCAAATGCTGGTAAAGTTGTAGAAATAGAAGTATTTGGTAAAGCAAATAAAGTATATAAAACTGCACCAACAATTTTATTCCCAATCCCACAATCAAGAGATGCTGATGGTAATTTATTATCAACTAATGTGACAGCAACTGCTAACTTTACTTTAGATTCAGAAGGAGAAATTAGTGGTGTAAATATATCTAATGTAGGAAATGGTTATATTACAGACCCTCAAGTAAAATTAGGAAGTGGAGCCAATAATGAAGCAAGAGTTAAAGATGTAAAAGAAACTTTAATATTAAGTTTAAATCATAATATGACTAATCCATTAAATGGATTCAATCATGAAAATTTTAAAACAATTATAAATAATAATTACATACAAAGGAAAGGCCCGGACAATTTTTATACAACACCGAGGCTTTATAATACTAACCAAACAATTGAGTTTTTAGGTAGCAAAACATTACAAACTATCGACTCAAGTGATATAAATAATAATAATACTAGTACATTTGTACATATTGAATAATTTAGGACAGAAGAATGGCAGCAATTATAACATCAAATTTTAGAACTTTAAATGCTAAACACTTTAAAGAGCAAATATCAGGTTCTAGTGTATACGTTGGTATAGGAAAATCAGACGTTTGGTCTTTGACTACTTCCGATACTACAGACACTACTCCTTTTACACCTAATGATAGGTTGGATGATTTAGGAGAAGCAAGAGCTAATTTAATAGGCTTGAAAAAAATAGCATCAGCTGATATAGCTCACGTAATACCAAGACATACTTGGACATCAGGAAACTCATATTATGCATGGGATTCAGATGACCCAGATATTTTTGATAAAGCATTTTATATCGTAACATCAGAGTTTAAGGTTTACAAATGTATCAAAGCAGGTGGTGGTGCTTCAAGTATTCAACCAACTCAAACATTAACTGACCCAACAGCAGAATCAGACGGATATACATGGAAATATATGTATACAATATCTGTTGCAGATGCTGAAAAATTCTTAACAAATAGTTATATGCCTGTTAAAACTGTTTCATTAGGAGCAAGTGCAACAGTAGCAGTAGCTTCTAGTACAGCAACAATTACATTAACAGAAACAGTTGCAGGAATTGGTGTAGGTATGACAGTATCAGGAACTAATGTAGGTTCTGGAAAAAAAGTTTCAGCAATTAATGGCTCAGTATTAACATTAGATGCAGCACCAAGTGGGTCAGTATCAGGTATACTTACATTTGCTTATGCTAGCGACTCAGATGCAGAAGAAGTTTTATCTGAAGCAGATTATGCTCAATATCTAAACCAAAAAGCTTCAAGAGAATCAGCAACAGCTGCTGGTATAGAAAGAATTGAAGTCACAGCTGCAGGAACATCTTATAATGGTGCTCCAACAGTTACGATTACTGGTGACGGAAGTGGAGCAACAGCAACAGCAGTTATGGCTGGTTCAGGTTCATCGCAAACACTTTCAAGCGTTACAGTAAATAACAAAGGTACTAATTATACATTTGCTGATATTGAAATTACAGGAGCTGCTGGTTCAGATGCAACAGCAAAAGTAGTACTTGCTCCTAAAGCTGGTCACGGTGTTGACCCAGTTTCTGAATTAGGTGGATTCTTTATATCTTTAAATACTAAATTAGATGGTAATGATGGCGGAGATTTAACAGTAGGTAATGACTTTAGACAAATTACTTTAATTAATGAGCCAAGAGATTATAATTCAACTCCATTAGCAGGTAATATTGCAACAGCTGATACTTTAAAAGGAACTAAATATTTAGACTTTAATTCATCTGCAAACGTATCAAATTATACAGTTGATGAATTACTTGTAGGCGGAACATCAGGAGCTCAAGCTTATTTAGTTGAGATTGATGCTTCAAATGGATATTTAAGATACCATCAGAATTCTAAAACTGGTTATAGCGCATTCTCAAATGGAGAAGTAATTACGGGTCAAACTTCTAATACTACTGGAACATTAGAATCCTCTAATGCAGTTGGTGCTCCTGAAGTAGACCGTTCAAGTGGAGAAATACTATTCTTAGAAAATAGGAATCCAATTAATAGAACAACAACACAGATTGAAGATATAAAAGTTATTATAGAATTCTAATATATATTATTAGGAAGAGAGATTTATGGCAACAACAGTAGTAAAAAATTACACAATAGCACCGTATTACGACGATTTTGATGAAACAAAAAATTATCATCGTGTACTTTTTAGACCAGGACATGCAGTCCAAGCAAGAGAATTAACTCAATTACAAACTGCATTACAAGCTCAAATTGATAGATATGGTCAATTTGCTTTTAAAGATGGTTCAAGAGTTGTAAATGGTAAAGTCACATTAAATGTAGAATACGATTTTGTTAAAATTGAATCTTCATTTACTCATTCAACTGCAGGTGCTTTAAATGCAGATAATTATTTAGACGAATTTGTAGGTACTACTATTACAGGTGCTACAAATGGAGTCACAGCTACTGTTCAACAAGTTGTCGCAAAAGGAGATGCTTCAAACCCTGCAACTCTTTATGTAAAATATACAAACTCAGGTACAAATAATACGACATCAGTATTTGCAGCTGGAGAAGAACTAAGCTCAGATGCAAGTACAGTAAGATATGCAAAAGTAGGTGGAGGTACTGGTTCAAGTATTAGTACTCCTACTGGTCAGGGTTCAGCTATTAATATTGAAGAAGGTGTATACTTTATATCTGGTACATTTGCTTATGTACCTGCTGGTTCTTTAATATTAGACAAATATACAAATACGCCTAATTATATTGTAGGTTTAAAAGTCACAGAATCTATAGTTGATTCTGGTACAGATACTACATTATTAGATAATGCACAAGGTGTTCCAAATACTGCAGCTCCAGGAGCTAACAGATATAAAATAAGTACTGAACTTATAAAAGAACCATTATCATTAGCATCAAGAACAGAAAATAGTTATATTACTTTAGTTGTTATTGAAGATGGTAAAGCTGCTGTTGATAAAACAGATAAAAATAACGAAACAGAATTAAGTGAAAGATTAGCAAGAAGAACGTTTGAAGAATCTGGCGATTATGTTGTAGAACCTTTTGCAACTAATACAAGAGAATATTTAAATACAGGAAGTAATTTTGGATTTAAAACAACTGCTGAAATTATAGCTGATGGAGATGCAGCTACTACAAGTGCTGCTACAACGTTTGGTGAAGATAGGTTTGTCCTAGGTGTTGACCCATCAGTTGCTTATGTAAAAGGATTTAGAGTTCAAAATAATACAACTAAAAATTTAGTAGTAGAAAAGCCAAGAGGAGCAAGTTCTACAAATACAGTTAATGTTTCAACAACAAGTGTACTAGTAGGAAACTATGTTAAATTAACTGCATCAACAGTTAAAGGTATGCCAGATGTTAATACATTTGCAACTTTAGATTTACATAGCGCAACCGGTCAAGGTGGTAGTGTTATAGGTACTGCAAGAGCAAGAGCTTTAGAATTTGTAAATTCAGAATTAAGATTATATTTATTTGATATCAATATGTCTGGAAATAATGTATTTAGCTCAGTTCGTTCAGTAAATCAATCAGGAACAACGCAAAACTTTATTGGTGATTTAGCAAGTGCTGGTAATTTATTTGATGTAGGTAATAATGGATTAGTATTCCAATTACCACAAAGTGCTGTTAAAACTTTAAAAACTGGTACAACAAGTACTGATACAGTTTATATAGTTAAACAATTATTCGATTTAAATTCAAATACAATAAGTATATCAGATGGTACATTTGTAAACACATCTAGTATAGTAGCTTCACTTGGTACTGGTGTAATTGATACAACACCTACAATATCAAGTGGTTCTGATGGTTCAACATCATTAACATTTAGTGATGTAAGTGGAGCAACGCCAGGTTCAGGTAGACTTAAAGTAATGGCCGATGTTCAAAAGAACATATTACAAAAACAAAAAACAAGAGTCAATAGCGCTACTGCAACTGGAGCTCTTTCAAGTGGTGTATTAAGTTTAGGTAAATCAGATATTATAAGAATAGTATCTATTACTGATGCTCAATCAGTAAATATAACAGATAGATTTACATTAGATAATGGACAAAGAGATAACTTTTATCAAAATGGTAAAGTAAGTCTTAAGCCAGGATTCCCAACACCAAATGGAAATATAACAGTAACGTTTGACCATTATACACATACAACAGGAGATTATTTCTCTGTTGATTCTTATCCTGAAGCTGATAGAAAAGTTAAAGTATTATTTAATAGTAATAAGGGCGAAGTTAATTTATTAGATTGTTTAGATTTTAGACCAACTAAAGCTGATGCTGGAGCTGATAATTTTACTGGTACAAATGCAAGTAATCCTCAGCCACCTAAACCAAATCATGCAGCAATTGCTCAAGTCGAGCATTACATGCCAAGAATCGATAAAGTTTATATTACACGTAAAGGCGAATTTAAAGTAGAAACTGGTGTACCTTCAGAAACTCCTAAAGCTCCTGAAACACCAGAAGATTCAATGGCAATATATAACCTAAGACTAAATCCGTTTGTATACGATTTAGATGATGTTATTCCACAAATCATTGATAATAGAAGATATACAATGAAAGACATCAGTGCTTTAGATAAAAGGATTAAAAACTTAGAATATTATACATCACTATCATTATTAGAACAAAGTGCTGCTGACGTAGAGCTTTTTGATAGTAGTGGATTTTCAAGATTAAAAAATGGATTTATAGTAGATGGATTTAGAGGCCATAATGTTGGTGACCCATCAAATCCAGATTATACGGCAGCTATTGATAAAAGAGCTGGTATATTAAGACCTAAGTTTGATGAAAGAAATGTTAATTTAGTAAGACTTTCAACAGAAGCTAATGGTAATGGTACAAATGCATTTGCTCAAAAAAGTGGTTCATTAGTCACATTGCCATATACAGAAACAAATTATATTGACCAACCATATTCATCATTTGCATCAAATGTAAATCCATACAATGTATTTAGTTGGGCTGGTATGATGGACCTATCTCCTGATTCAGATGAATGGAAAGAAACAGATGTAAGACCTAATGTTATTATAGATGATTCTGCTTCATACGACCAATTTGCTCAAATGGCAGAAGAAGCTGGTATATTAGGTACTGTATGGAATGAGTGGGAAACTAACTGGACTGGTGTGGAGGTTGATAGTCAACAAACATTTAATACACCATTTGGAATATTTGATGATGAGTTCTTCTTTAGAGGAGGTCTTGGCCAAAGACAAGGAAGAGGAAATATTACAACTATAACAACTACTACAACTACTCAAAACCAATCAAGAGCTGGTTTAAGAACAGATTTAGCTTTTGATACAGTTCAAAGAACTGATGGAACAAGAGTTGTTGAAGTTAACTTTGTACCATTCATTAGGTCAAGAAAAATTAAATTTAAAGCTCAGCTATTAAAACCATCAACAAGAGTTTATGCATTCTTTGATGGAGTTCCAGTAGCTGATTATGTTCAAGAAGAAGCATATTCAGAATTTTCTGATTCAACTAATGTAATTACATTTGAAGGATTAGACGGTTCAAGTTCAGAAATACCAAGTGGTAATTTAATTACTGATGCTTCGGGCATAGTTGAAGGTTCGTTTATCATACCAAGAAATGCCGCGCTTAGATTCCAAACTGGTGTAAGAGAATTTAGACTTACAGACAGTTCAACGAACAATAAAGATAATGAAACTACCTATGCCGAAGCTCAATATCATGCTCAAGGATTAATAGAATCCGTAGAAAGTAGAATAGTATCTACAAAAGTTCCAAGACTAGTTCAATCAGAATTAAATGAGGATAGAACAATTGTTGATACTCAAGTAAGTGAAACAACTGAATGGGTTGACCCATTAGCAGAAACTATACTTATTGATAAACAAGGTGGTATATTTGCTAAATCAGTTGATTTATATTTTAAAAAGAAAGATGCTAATGTTCCAGTAAGAGTCACAATAAGAACAACTCAAAATGGTACACCAACACAAAGGATTGTACCAGGAGCAGATAAAATCTTGTATCCATCATCAGTTAATGTATCTACAAATGCAGCAACAGCAACTAATTTTGCTTTTGATTATCCAGTATTCTTATCTCAAGATACTGAATATGCTATAGTCATTACATCACAATGTGATAACTATGAAGTATATGTAGCTGAAATGGGTGGATTCGATTTAACAAATACAGCTGAGAGAATTACAAAGCAACCATATAATGGTGTATTCTTTAGTTCACAAAACGCATCAACATGGACTCCAGAACAATCTAAGGATTTAAAATTTAAATTAAATAGATGTTCATTTAGTACATCAGCTAAAACTTTAACTTTAGTTAATGATGCAGTTCCACCAAAAAGATTACAGGGTAATCCTTTATCAACAACAAGTGGAAGTAAAGTAATTACAGTGACTCATAAAAATCATGGTATGTATGGGTCAGGCTCAAGAGTAACGATTGCTGGAGCAGCTGCAACTAATGGTATAGCAGCCGATGATATCAATGGTACATATACAATATCAAGTATAACACATGATAGTTATCAAATAACAGCAACAGGGTCAGCAAATGCTAGTGCAACTGGTGCAGGTGGTGGAGCTTCTGTCACAGCAACAGAAAATAGACACATGGATGTTATGTACCCAGTTATTCAAAACATACAAGTACCTGGTACATCAGCTAGATTCCATCTTACATCTTATACTAATAAGAGTATAAATGGTAGTGAAACAGCTTATAGTGCTAAATCAGAAATTGAAATCTTACCAAATAAAAACTTTACTTTTGAAGCTCCAAGAGTTATTGCTTCTCAAGTAAATGAAACTAATAGTATGTCAAGTGCTAAATCATATAAATTAAGATGTGTGTTAAGTACAACTGATGAAGCTTTATCACCAGTAATTGATTTAAACAGAGCATCAGTACATACTATTCAAAACCTTGTAAGTTCAAATGGTGGTTCAGAAACTACTGCAACAGGCGGTGCTGAAATTTCAAGATATATTACAAAGAAAATAGAATTAAATGAAGAAGCAGATTCAGCTACTATATTTATGAACATTAATAGACCAGGTGCTTCAAATGTAGATTTATATTTTAGAACGCTTGAAGGTGGTTCATCAGCTGATATTAATGATGTCGCATTTACTCTTGCTTCTCCAGCTGAAGCTATTCCAGTTAATGAAAGTAGCTTTAGTGAAGTAAGATATGATTTAACAGAATCAGTATTAACAGCTGCAAATATTGGTAGCTTTGGTACTATACAGTTTAAGATAGTTATGAGGTCAACATCTACATCTAATGTACCAAAAATAAAAGACTTTAGAGCAATTTGCGCAACTTAGGATAGATTATGCCAAGAAAGAAAAAAGTACAAGAATTACCAGGATACGAAAAAGATACTATTACAAATGCAGTTATAAATACTAATAGTACAGCTTTTGCTAATAGGAGAGACCAGAAGGAAGCATTATTACAAAAGGATAATGAAATCGAACAGATGAAAGCTGATATCGAAGAACTTAAAAAAATTATTAAGAAATTAGGTAGTAAATAATGGCAATAAGAGACGAAGTAAGAATATTAAAATCAAATACTCTAGAAGAATTTAGACAAAAGAGTAATGAGCTTTCAATAAGAAATGTTGGTGATGATAATCTCATACACACTAATATTGGAGATAAGAAAGAATCATTTACTGCTACTGCAAGTCAAAAATTCTTTGAGCTCAGTGGAAGATTTGAAATATTACCAGACCAAACTATTGATAAAACAACTGGAGTTGCTGAATCATATAGAGTTGGAGCAGTAAGAGTAACACTTGATGGAACAACTTTAACACAAGGTTTAGATGCTGGTGATTTTAAAGTTCCTAATTATACTTTAAAGGTCACACTAACAGGTACACCTACAATACCAGCAGAGTTTGTAGAAAATGCAGTATTGACTCAATCAGGTGGATTTTCAGGTACTCTTTTATCAGCAAGTAATACACAACTAAGATTTAAATCATTTACTGGTACTTTTAACACAGGTCAAAACTTAGGTATTCCACATACAGATACAAATAAAAGAGTTGTTGCTAGTAATATATCTTCAAAAACAGATGTCGATGCTGGTCACGGTATATTAATTGAAATGATAACTGCAGCTTCAGGTGGTGAAGTAATTGTTATTGATTCAACAAGTTTAGTAGATGCTGTTAATGAATTACAAGACGATGTTGGTATAGTAGAAAATTTATCAACAGGCGCAAATTCTTTAACTCTTGCTGTTAATGAACATGAAACAGATTTATTTGGAACAGGAAATGTATCATTTAGTGGATTATCATCTACTGGATTTCAAGATGCTGTTGAAGAATTAAGAACTGAATTAGGTGCTCATACTTCATTAGGTACTGACGCAACATCAAATGTTGTTGGTGCTGTAAATGAATTAGAAACAGCAATAAGAGGAAGTGGTAGTAATTATACACTAAATACAACTTCAAATGATTTAGTTGGTGCAATTAATGAACATGAAGTTGATATTGGTGACATGTCACTTACAACAACTGCTACTGATTTAACAGATGCAATTAACGAATTAGATGCATTACAAGGTAATAGTTCTCTTACAACAACAGGAACAACACTTACTTCAGCAGTCAATGAATTAGATGCAGAGCTAGGCACTATTAGTTCAGATGCAATGGGAACTACTGCTTCAACTGTAAGCGGCGCTATTGCAGAACATGAAACACAAATAGGTAATGTTGATATTACTAATATTGCATCAGGTAATGATACAATTACTGGTGCTTTATCACAATTACATTCAGAATTAGGTAGTGCTACTTTAACAACAAGTGCTACAACACATACAGGTGCTATAAATGAGCATGAGTCAGACATAGGTAATATGACTCTTACAGGTTTATCAGCGACTGATTTATCAGCAGGTTTAAGAGAACTTGCTTCAGAAAAACTAGATATTACAAATTCATCTGCTGGTGGTCAATCACTTTCGGGTAATATTAATTATACAGCTGCAAGTGGTAATGGAACTTTTGATTTTGGTCCAGGTACTACTTTAGATATATCAGATGGTACATTATTAGTATCAGCTGCTGGTGGTGTTGCTAACTTCGGTTCAGCGTTCTTAAATCTTGATGGTGAAGTTTCAGCAATGGGTCTGCAAGTAGATAGAGATTATATCACACCATCTGGTTCAATGACTAATCATGATGTTAAAGTACAATGGAATGAATCACTAGTTTCTACTAAACCAGATAGAGCATGGCAAGTAGTTGGTATGACAACATCAGGTGCTACTAATACTGCAGATATCGTAACATTCTATAATGCTCAAGATTTAATAGCAAATAATACTGAGTCTGGCATAGCAGTTGCATGGGATTCAACAAATCAAAACTTTGATTTTAATGTTAATGATTTTACAATTACATTAGCTGGAGATTTAACAGGTAATGTCACAATTACAGACTTAGCAAGTGCTACACTTACAGCTACTGTTGCAGCAAACTCAGTTGCTTTAGGAACAGACACAACTGGTAATTATGTTTCAACTATTGCCGGTACAACAAATGAAATTGAAGTATCAGGCTCTGGTTCAGAAACTGCAACAGTCACAATAGGTCTACCAAATGATGTGACAATAGGTAATAACTTAGTTGTCACAGATTATACAAGAACAGCAGGATTAAGAGTTGGCACAACAGGAACTGACCCAGGAGACGGAAACTTAGCTGTAGCAAATAATTTAACAGTTGCTAATGACGTAACTATCACAGGTGACTTAACAGTTAATGGTACACAAACAACATTAAATACTTCAACATTAGAAGTTGAAGATACATTAGTATTAGCAGGAAATAATTTAAGTTCAGAACCAAGTTCAGGTGGATTTGGTTTAGAGGTTGGACCAATTACAAATCCAAGTGGCGTTGCTTCTGGCGTTACAGGTGCTCATTCAATTGTATATAACTATGCAACTGATAGATGGGAAGCAGATGGTTCATTAATATTATCATCAGCAACTCTAGGTTCGCCTGATGTTTCAGTTAATAATGCCTCACCTTTAGGTGATTTAGATGCAGATAAAACTCTTGATATTAATGCTGGTTCAGGTATTACAGTTGCAGGTGCTTTAAATACAAATGAGTTTGATATTACAATTACAAACTCTGATAGAGGTTCATCTCAAAATATATTTAAAAACTTTACTGCAGATTCTGGTGGAACAGCAACAGCAAATAGTAATAATGATACAATTGATATCGCTGGTGGAACTGCAATATCAACAGTAAGAAGTGGTGATACAATAACTGCTAATCTTGACAATACTTCAGTCACAGCAGGAAGTTATGGTAGTGGTAGTGCTATTCCAACATTTACTGTAGATGCTCAAGGGCGTTTAACAGCAGCAGGTAGTGTTTCAGTTGATACATATTCTGGTTGGAATTTAACAGTTGCTGGAACAGATAGAGGTAATATCGCAGAAAATGAAAATGTATCATTTGTAGGTGGAACTGCTATTGATGCAGCTTATAGTGCTACAAATAATGTAATTACATTTAATCACGCAGATACATCAAGTGTATCTAATATAAATGCATCTGGTACAACATTTGTTCAAGATTTAACATTTGATACTCATGGTCACGTAACTGCAGCTTCAACTGGTTCATTTAGTTTAGGTAATGGTACTTTAACAATGAATACTTCTGGTGGAGGTATAAGTGGTTCTCAAACATTTACAGCTAATGCTACTGGTAATTCAACATTTACTGTTGCTTTAAATTCATCTACAGCAGCAAGTAATAATACAATTGTACAAAGGAATTCTTCAGGATATATCTATGCTAATTATTTTAATACAACTCCAAATGATGTAAGTTCTGGTATTACTAAGGTTTGTGTAGAAACTGGAGATGATGGATTTATAAGGCATGGTACTGCAGGTGCAATTAGAAGTTTTATAAATGTTGCTGATGGAGCTACAAATACTACAAATCCAAATAATGCAACAATCACTATAGCAGCTGGAACATCATTAAGTGGTGGCGGTGATTTTACAACTGACCAATCAAGTAATGAAACAATTACAATTAATCATGCTGATACATCTTCACAAGCATCTGTAAATAATACTGGTAGAACATATATTCAAGACATTACACTTGATACTCATGGTCACATTACTGGTATTACATCAGCTACAGAAACGGTTGTTAACACAGATACTAATACAGTCACACAAATAAGAGAAGACTCAGGTGCTTATAGAACTGGTAATATTACACTTCAAAGTGGTACTAACGTAACAATTACTGAACCATCAACAGGTGTATTTAATATTTCATCAACAGATACAAATACAGATACAAATACAGTCACAACTAACATTGCAGGAAATGGTATATCAGTAAGTTCCGGAACTGGTAATTCTACGATTGCAATGACAGGTTCATTTAATGGAACATTTACAGCATCAGCTGATATTGTAGCTTTTTCAGATGAAAAATTAAAAGATAATATACAAACACTTGATGGTTCAAAAGTATTTGATATGAGAGGAGCTTCATTTAATCGTAATGACCAAGATGGAAAACAATCATCTGGTGTTATTGCTCAAGAATTAGAAAAAATAGCTCCAGAATTAGTTCACGAAAATGAAGATGGAACAAAGGGTGTTGCGTATGGTAACACTGTAGGATATTTAATTGAAGCAATTAAATTATTAAAAGCTGAAATTGAAGAATTAAAAGATATAAATAAGAAGGTATAGAGGAATAAATGGCAGTATACTCTAATATAGTTATTGACCAAGGAGCAGATTATTCAGCTTCTATTGATGTGACTGACGCAGATGGCGATGCAGTTGATTTGACTGGACATACAGGTAAGGGTCAAATAAGGAAAACATATTCATCGTCTACAGCTGTAGATTTTACAGTTAATGTTCAATCACCTGCAACTAATGGAGTATTAAATATAAGTTTGACAAATGCTCAAACTAATGCTATGAAAGCTGGTCGTTATGTATACGATGTAGAAATAACAAGTAACGCCGGCACAAAAACAAGAGTTTTAGAAGGACAAGTAGAAATTACACCTGGAGTGACGCAAACATAATGGCAGATAATTATAAAGCAAGAATTACACAAAACCCTAATCTTAAAAGTAAGGTAAAAGGTAATCCAGATAAGATTGTAGCTCAAACTTTAAAGATAGGTAATGTTGGTTTATCAGATTTAACAGATGTTAATCCTGCAAATCTTGGAGATGGAGCTGTATTACAGTACAACGCTGCATCATCTCAATGGGACGCTAAAACAGTAGTTGATAACGGAAACCTAACAATAACAGGGGGAGTATTTTAAAAAATGGCAGCATTAACAAGAATAAAGCATCTTACAAGTAGTGGTACAACCGCTCCTAATAACCTATTAAAAACTGGTGAGATAGCTTATACATACGGTACTGGTAGCCAAAGTGATAATGGACAAAGAGTCTTTATCGGTGTTGGTACAGAATCTGGTGGTATAGCACCTAACCAAGAAATAATTGGTGGTAAGTATTTTACAGATTTATTAGACCACGTTCATGGTACTACAACTGCAAATAGTGCATTAATTGTAGACGGTGCAAAACACGTAACAGAATTAAATATTGGAAGTTTAGCACTTGAAAGTTCAGGTGGTTCAGGTCAAGTCGTAACTAGCATTCAAACTGCAATGCCTGGTTCTCCAACTGATGCTCAACTTATTACTGCACAAGGTGTAAAAGAATATGTTGACCAAGAAGTCACAGCTCAAGATTTAGATTTCCAAGGTGATACTGGTGGTGCTTTATCTATTGATTTAGATTCAGAAACACTTACAATAGCTGGTACAGCAAACGAAATAGAAACATCAGGTTCTGGTAATACCTTAACAATTGGATTACCTACTGATGTAGATATAGCCGGTGATTTAGATGTAGCAACTTTAGATGTTGCAACTTCAGCAGAAATTGCTTCAGCTAAAATAGAAGATTTAACAGACAATAGAATAGTAATTGCTGGAGTTGGCGGTGAAATAGAAGATGATGCAAATCTAACTTTTGATGGGTCATCATTAAATGTTGGAGCCGGCAATTTTACAGTTGCTCAAGCTACTGGTAATACAGTAGTAGGTGGAACATTACAAGTAAATGGAAACGTTACTTTAGGTAATGCTTCATCAGATACAGTTCAAACTCAAGGTAATTTAACAGTTGGTGGAAACTTAACTGTTCAAGGTACAACTACATCAGTTAATTCTACAGAAACAACTCTCACAGACCCAATGATAGAATTGGCACAAGATACTTCTTCTGCTGATGGTCTTGATAGAGGTATAAGATTCAAATGGCATAACGGCTCAGCTGTTAAAGACGGATTTTTTGGATTTGATATACAAACTCAAAGATTCTCATTTACACCAGATGAAGATTTAAGTGGTGGAGACGATGCTTCATCTCCTTGGGGTGATTTAAATATTGGAGATATTTATGGTACTGGTGCAACTTTAGATAATATAAGAGTTGCAGTCACAGGCGGAAATGAAATAGATACTTCTTCTGGAAACTTAACTCTTGATTCAGCTGGTGGTACAGTCACAGTTGATGATAATTTAAGCGTCACAGGAACAGTCACATTAACAAACGATTTAGCAGTCACCGAGGGTGGTACTGGAGTTTCAACATTTACTGATAATGGTGTATTATATGGTGATGGTGCAAATGCCCTTGATGTCACAGCTGCTTCAAGTGCAAATGGCTCTATTTTACAAGCAGATAGTGGAGGTGCTCCGGCATTTTCAAATATAATAGACGGCGGTACCTTCTAATATAAATATATTATAACACATATATATGTGTTTGTAAACCTTCCTTATATAAGGATTGAAAAGAGGAGCCAAAATTGGCAAGAAATACTAATATTAAACTGAGGCGTTCAGCTACCGCTGGTGCCAAACCAACAACAAGTAATTTAGACTTAGGTGAGTTAGCGCTTAATACCTATGATGGTAAACTTTACGCTAAAACTACCGAAGGTTCAGCAAGTGAAGTCATACAAGTTGGTTCAGCTACAGATTCTTATCATAAAATAAGAAAAAGCCAAACATTAACATTTACTGTCACAGTTGCAGCAAAAACAACTGACCATACTCATAGTGGTTCAGGTTCAAGCAGTGGTTATTATATAAATGGTTTACAATCTCCTCATCTTCATTTAGTCCCAGGTAATACATATAAGTTTGACCAATCAGATAGTTCAAACTCTGGACATCCTTTAAGATTTTACTACGAAGCAGATAGAACAACATCATATACAACTAATGTCACAACAAATGGAACTGCTGGTAGTTCAGGCGCTTACACAGAAATAACAGTTACAGATACCACTCCAATGGTATTACATTATCAATGTTCTGCTCATGGATATATGGGAGGAAGAGCTGATTTTGGTACTAGAAACTTTACAGGATTTGATACTGATGATTTAACTGAAGGTTCAACAAACCTGTATTATACAACAGCGAGAGCTAATTCTGATTTTGATACAAGATTTGCTACAAAGTCAACATCAGATTTAACAGAAGGAAGTAATCTATATTATACTTCTACAAGAGCAAATACAGATTTTGATACAAGGTTAGCAACAAAAACTACTGATAATTTAACAGAAGGTTCATCAAATTTATATCATACAACAAATAGAGTAAGAAGCGCATTAAGTGCTGGTACTGGTATATCGTATAATAGTTCTACTGGTGTTATAACAAATACAATAACACAATATGCTGATAGTGATACTCGTCTTGCTATATCAGTCACTGATGCTGGTGGTGATGGTTCACTTACATATAATAGTAGTAATGGTGTTATTACTTATACAGGTCCAAGTGCTTCTGAAGTAAGAGCTCATTTTTCTGCTGGTACAGGAGTTTCAATATCATCAGGTCAAATAAGTATTGGCCAAGCTGTTGCAACAACTTCTGATGTACAATTTAATGATGTACAAGTTGATGGAACATTAACATCAGATGATATTACCTCAACAAATATTAGTGTTGCAGGTAATGCTACAATTACTGGTAATTTAACAGTTCAAGGTACTACAACAACTGTAAATTCTAATACTGTAAATATTGGAGATAATATTATAGTATTAAACTCTGATGAAACAGGCACACCATCACAAAATGCTGGTATTGAAGTTGAAAGAGGAACAGCAACTAATAAAACTTTTGTATGGGACGAAACAAACGACCGTTGGACATTAGGTAGTGAAAATTTAGTTGCAAGTACATTCATAGGTAATTTAACTGGTAATGTGACTGGTAATGTCACGGGTACAGTTTCAAGTTTATCTAATTTTGATACTGGTGATTTAACAGAAGGAAGTAATTTATATTACACAAACGCGCGTGCGGATGCACGTATCGCAGCTGCAAGTATAGATGATTTATCCGATGTTGATATAACAACAAATGCTCCATCAAGTGGACAAGTATTAAAATGGGACGGTTCAAATTTTGTACCAGGTACAGACCTTTCGGGTTCATCAGCATCTAATTCATTTGAAACAATTTCAGTATCTGGTCAAAGTAATGTAGTTGCTGATAGTTCAACTGATACATTAACTTTAATTGCTGGTACTGGTATGTCTATTAGTACTAATGCTACTAATGACGAAATTACATTTACATCAACTGCAACCGGAACAGTCACAGAAGCGTTTAAGAATGTAGCAGTATCTGGTCAAAGTAATATTGTTGCTGATGCCGCGGCTGATACACTTACATTTGCAGCTGGTTCTGGTATTTCATTAACAACTGATGCATCAACAGATACACTAACAATTACTTCAACTGCAACGGGTTCAGTCACTGAAGCATTTAAAACAATTGCAGTTTCAGGTTCATCTGATATAGTTGCTGATTCAGCTACAGATACACTTACACTTGTTGCTGGTTCTGGTATGACTATCAGTAATGATGCAAGTACTGATACTATTACTTTTGCATCTTCAGGTGGAGCTTCTCAATCTGGAGTATTTACAGAATATACATTTACAGCAACATCAAACCAAACAACATTTAGTGGAAGCGATGATAATTCAGCAACTTTAAGTTATAATGCTTCTGCAGTACAAGTATTTTTAAATGGTGTATTACAAGAAAATGGAACAGATTACACAGCCTCAAATGGTACTTCAGTTGTATTAGTAAATGCTGCAAGTTCTGGTGATATACTACAAGTTTCAGCATATACTCAAGTATTAGGATTTGGAGATTCTGCATTAAGTGAATTAACAGGTGATGGAACAACAACAGCATTTACAATTGCTGCAAATCCTAATAATGAAAATAATACACAAGTTTATATTGATGGTGTATATCAAGAAAAAGCTACTTATTCAGTAAGTGGCACAACTTTAACATTTAGTTCTGCTCCACCTAATGGAACATCAATTGAAGTAGTTATTGGAAGTAGGAACGTAACTGTTAACGATGTTAGTGGTCTTACAGTTTCAAGTGACTTAACACTTTCAGGTTTATCAGCTCAAAATTCAGAAGCTACATCTTTAATGATAAATGGTTCAAATGTTGTTGGAACAAGAGAATTAGGCTCAAATGCTTTTACTTCAAATTTAAGTGCATATGATACTGATAATTTAACAGAAGGTTCAAGTAATTTATATTATACCGATACAAGAGTAGATTCAAGATTAGCATCAGGTAGTTTAGCTACAATATCAACATCTGGTAACGTAACTGTTGGTGGAAATTTAACTGTTCAAGGTACAACCACAACTTTAAATACAGCAACGCTAGATGTAGAAGATAAAAATATAACACTTAATTATGGAACTGGAGATACATCAAGTACCGCAGATGGTGCAGGTATTACAATCCAAGATGCTGTTAGTAGTTCATCTGATGCAACTTTTAATTGGGGAGCATCAAATGATAGATTTAAATTATCACATGGTTTAGAGGTATTGACAGGAAATGTTGGTATTGGAACTAGTTCACCAGACAAACCTTTACATGTATATCATGCTACTACTGATTATGTGGCTAGGTTTGAGTCAGGAGATAATCAGGGCGGTATTGTATTTACAGATGCTACATCATCATCAGCAATAAAAACACAAAATGGAACATTACAACTAATTGCAGATTCCGATAATGATGTTGGTAATTCAGCAATTATATTTAGAATCGACGATTTAAATAGTAATGAAATTGCAAGATTTGATGTTAATGGTCGACTTGGTATAGGAACATCTTCTCCCGACTTTACAATTGATGCGCGTGATGATACAAATATACAATTAAAATTAGCATCTACTTCATCAAGTTATAATACTAGAATGGTCTTTGCACCTAATAATTCTATTAAGTGGAATATGGGTGTTAATGTTTCAGACAGTGCTTTCACATGGTTTGACCAAGATACCAGTACAGTACCAGTAAGATTTGAGGTTGGTGCAGCATCTAATACTTTAGTAGTTGATGCTACTTCGCGAATTG